GATATCGTTATAGGTCTTGAGCGTAACGGTCAGCACGAGGACGAAGAAGAAAGACATACCACCCGCGTTCGTGTCCTGAAGAATAGATTCAGTGGTCTCACTGGTCCCGCCTGTCGGTTGTTGTACAATAAACAAACTGGTAGGATGATCGAAAGGTTTGACGAGGACGCTCTATGAAAAGACTAGCGATTGATATTGAGACTGATGACCTGGACGCTACGACTATCTGGTGTGCGGTCACTAAGGACATAGATACAGGGGAGGTTAAGGTATGGAAAGCAGCAAACGGCTTACGCCAATACATCGAGGATCAAGACCTGTTGATTGGTCACAACATAATCAACTTCGACTTACCAGTATTGAAGAAGCTATGGAATTTGAATACGGACTCGAACCCATTACGAGATACGTTGATAATGTCAAGGTTACTAAACCCCGTCCTAGAAAAAGGACACTCTCTCGATTCATGGGGCGTGAGACTAGGGCTAAAAAAAGGGGACTTCAGTGACTTTGATGGTGGCTTATCTGAAGACATGGTTGACTACTGCATACAAGACGTTGAGATTACTCATGCACTATTTACGCATCTTACTGATAGTCTACTGGACTGGGGTCAGTCAGTTGATCTTGAGCATGAGACCGCTATGGTCGTTAAAAAGCAAGAAGAAAACGGATTTAAACTAGATGTACCGAAGTGTATGTCGATGCTTGCTAACTGGCAGCAAAGCCTTATGGACATTGAAGAAGAACTCCAGCAGGTCTTTGAACCGATAACCACTGAGCGATATAGCGACAAGACAGGTAAGAGATTGAAGGATAAAGTAGAAGTATTCAACCCAGGTTCCCGCAAGCAAATAGCGGAGAGACTAATGAGTCTGGGATGGAAACCTAGAAAACACACAGAGAAAGGATCGGTGATTGTCGATGAGAAAGTATTACAAACTGTTAAAATCCCTCAAGCTAAACCTATTCTACGATATCTACTACTTCAGAAACGGGTGGCTCAAGTTAAGTCGTGGGTTGAAAATGTATCTGAAAGGGGACGGGTACATTGTAAGGTCAGAACCAACGGAGCAATCACGGGAAGAATGACACACAGTAAACCTAACCTAGCTCAAGTCCCGCGTGTCGGTAGTGAGTATGGTGAGGAGTGTAGATCAGTATGGACAGTAGAGGATGGTAATGTACTACTCGGTGCGGACGCTTCAGGCTTAGAACTTAGAATGCTTGCACACTACATGGATGACAAGAACTACACGAAAGAGATACTCGAAGGTGACATCCATACAGCTAACATGAAAGCAGCAGGATTGACTGACAGGGATCAAGCCAAGACGTTTATCTATGCGTTTCTGTATGGTGCAGGTCCCGCCAAGATCGGACAGATTGTAGGAGGCGGTGAGCGAGAAGGTAAACGATTGATCGATAGCTTCTTAAAGAACACGCCAGCCTTGCAGAAGCTGAAGGACAAGGTTAGCCGGTTAGCTGAGAAGGAATGGTTACCTGGACTGGATGGTCGTAGGTTGATTGTTAGGTCACAACACGCTGCGCTGAATACATTACTGCAGGGTGCAGGTGCAATAGTTATGAAGCAAGCGTTAATTATGTTGAACAGAAAGTTAATTCATGCTAATATGGATGCTCGGTTTGTTGCCAATGTGCATGATGAATGGCAGATTGAAACGACTGAACAAGATGCAGAAACGGTTGGACACTTTGCGGTACAATCCATCCGTCAAGCAGGGATCCGTCTAAACTTACGTTGCCCTTTGGACGGGGAATTCAAAGTAGGACTAAATTGGGCAGCGACACATTAATTAAAGGAAATTAAATGAAACCAGTAAAAGTAAAAGGTCAGATATTTTGGTCACGACACAACGAGCCATATGATGATGGACGGTATGGTGTGGATATTGGTCAACTATCTGAACAGGCAGTAGCAAAGTTACAGGACGAAGCAATGATCGATGTCAAGCATAAAGACAAGCAGCAGTTTCATGTAACGTGTAAGAGTAACTATCCGATTAAGATGGTTGACTCTGAAGGTAACGAGATTACAGGTAAGATTGGTAACGGCTCTGATTGTGTCGCTATCATTGATCCTTATACCTACAACTACAAAGGTAAGAAGGGAGTGTCAGCAGGGATTAGGGGAACAGTAGTTGTAACGAACCTGATTCACTACGACGCACCTTCAGCTAGTGACCCAGAACTGGACGCACTAGAAGCAGTATAATGGGTAGACCGTCTCTCAATAATGCAACTGCACTGATAGACGGTGATATCCTAGTGTACCGAATTGGTTTTGCTAGTGACGATGATGATGAGAAGTTTGCTATTAGTCGGATGGGTAACTATGTTACTAATCTTTTACGCTTCGATTACGTAGATGACTTCTCTGGTTACGTCACCGGCAGAACCAACTTCCGGTACAAGATAGCTAACGAGAAAGAGTACAAGGGGAATCGTAGTGGCGCAAGAAAGCCTAACCACTATGAAGCTCTGCGTCAGTACCTCATTGAACGATGGGGATTCGAGTTAAGCGAAGGGGAAGAAGCGGATGATGCAATTGGTATTGCTGCCTACACTATGAAGGCAGGAGCCTTTTGCATTATGTCGTTAGATAAAGACCTTGATATGTTGCGGGGATGGCACTACAACTTTGTCAAGGACAATCTTTATTACATTACTGAGAAGGAAGCCATCAAACATTTTTATCTTCAGATACTGACCGGTGATCGAGTGGACAACATTCCTGGACTGCAGGGTATAGGTCCCGTGAAAGCCGAGAAGATACTGAAGGACTGTAAAAACGAGAGACAATTATTCGCTGCGGTTTTAGAAGCGTATGAGGATAACCTTGAGTTACTAATTGAAAGGGCGCAATTACTATGGATACGAAGAAAATCTGGTCAGCTTTGGACACCAAAGATTTCCCAGAAATAGTTTATATCGAATGGTGGGATGCTTTGTCTGACTGTGGTTGGGAAGATAATGTCAAGCCTAACATACACCCTGTGTTAAGTATGGGGTTTGTTGTGTCCGAAGACGATTCAGCTATATGTATTGCTGCTGCATTATCTAACGAACAATCTAACTCAAGACTACACATACCTAAAGGGTGGATCACTAAGATGAAACGGGTTAGATTGAATAAGTTCTTAGACATAAGGAGAAAACAATCAAAACCCAAAGTGCAAAAGCCAAAGGAAGAAAACTCCAGCAATGGTTCAGAGACCAAATCCTCGAACTCTTTTCCTTTTCCAAAGACGATGTAAGATCAACCAGTATGGGAGCAGGAGGGGAAGACATACTGTTTTCTCAAGAAGCTGGAGATACATTAGGCATATCAGTAGAGTGTAAGTCAAGAAGTTCTCTCGCTGTATATGCCTTTTATTCCCAAGCTGCCGACAACTGTCCAGAAGATAGAGAGCCTGTTGTTATTGTTAAACAGAACCACTCTAAACCACTGGCTGTTATCGATGCAGAATACTTCATACGACTGCTAAAGGAGAAACATGAGACACTTAGTCATTCCTGATACCCAATGCAAACCTGGACATACTACTGAGCATTTAGAGTGGGTCGGGAAATACGCAGCAGAAAAGAAACCTGATGTTATTGTCCATCTCGGAGACCATTGGGATATGCCGAGCCTTAGTGTTTACGATGTCGGTAAGAAAGCATTCGAGGGACGGACGTACCAGTCTGATATCACTGCCGGAAACCTGGCGATGAGCAGATTGATGAAACCAATTGTCAATGAAATCAATAGGTTAAAGAGAAACAGAAAGAAAACATGGAACCCTAAATTAGTTTTCTTAATAGGTAACCATGAACAACGGATTGAAAGAGCCATCGAGTCTGATAGGAAACTAGAAGGTTTGATAGGTTATGATGACTTCAATCTCAAACAGTATGATTGGGAAGTGCAAGACTTTTTGGATGTAAAAATAATAAATAACATTGCATATAGTCACTACTTTACATCCGGTGTTATGGGTAGACCAGTTAGTAATCCTAGTTTATTATTACAGAAGAAGCATATGAGCTGTATTATGGGACACGTTCAAGACCGAGCTATATCATTTAGTAAACGGGCAGACGGTTCTAGTATTACAGGAATCTTTGCTGGTATCTGTTACCAACATGACGAGGACTACTTAACTCCGCAGACTAATGGTAGCTGGTCAGGTATCTGGGTACTTAACGAAGTTAACAACGGCAGCTTTGATGAGATGCCAATCAGTTTAAATTATTTGAGGAGGAAATATGGACGTAAATGATACACTGTCAACACGAGAAGGACAGTATGGGCAGTACAAAGTAGTTAGTCAGATTAGTCAAGACATAAAGAAAGTCATGCGACAGTCACCTAACTACTACGTCATGCCTGACTATGCTCGTGAGAGTCTTGACATGATTGCTAACAAGATGGCTAGGATACTTAACGGTAACTACTATCTTAACGATTCATGGCATGACATAG